AATACAGAGACAGGCTTTATAACAATCAGTAATAACCATTGTTCTGTTACGATTAAAGACAATAAGATTAGATCAAGTATCGGCTTTATTACTCCGGCTGATAAGAAAAAAGCATTTAAAATTTATAATTCTATAATTAAGAAATCATGAATAACCTACAATTAAGAAAAGCAGAACGCAGACAGGCTAAAATGCGTGTTGGTATATCTGGTCCATCAGGATCTGGTAAGACATATTCTGCACTTTTATTAGCATCCGGTATGACTGATTGGTCAAAGATAGCTTTAATTGATACAGAAAACGGAAGTGGTGAACTTTATGCCGATCTAGGTGATTACAATGTAATTACATTATCTGCACCATTTTCACCATCAAGATATGTTGAAGCTATAAAGGCTTGTGAAAACGCAGGAATGGAAGTAATTATTATAGACAGTGCTACTCATGAATGGGATGGTGATGGGGGGTGTCTTGATATTCATTCTAAAATGGCTGGTAATAGTTTTACTAACTGGTCAAAAATCACACCAATGCACAATAGCTTTATACAGGCTATACTACAAAGCAAATGTCATATAATCACCACTACCCGTAGAAAGCAAGATTATGATATGACGCAAAATAATGGTAAGACTACTGTTACTAAAGTAGGATTAAAAGAAATACAGCGTGATGGTTTTGAATATGAATTAACCCTATCATTTGATATTGATATTGCACATTTTGCACAAGCAGGTAAAGATCGTACTGGTTTGTTTATGGACAAGCCTGCATTCAGAATAACAAAAGAAACAGGCAAGGTTATACTTGATTGGGCGAGCAGTGGCAAAGAAGCTATAAAAATAGAATATGAACCTACAGAAACTAAAGACCCTGTATCTACTCCTTTATTAGATAAATTAAAGGCTAAGGCAGATCTTAAAACTATTAATAAGGTGTGTGGTCTTAATTTAAAGAAAATAGAACACATAACTCAAGCACAAGCGACACAATGTTTAATTCTTTTAATGCAACATAAAAATGACTAATATTGAAACTCACAAATTATATAAAGGTGAAGTTGAAATAGCTTTTTATCCAGATTCTCACCGCTATAAACTAGCCGGAGAAAAAACTTATTTAATCGGTGTCACAACAGCGACAGGGATGTTAGACAAAAGTAGACCGTTATTGCATTGGTCGGCAGGTCTAGCACAAGAATATTTACTATCACAATTACAGGAAGGACATCCGATAGATGAAGCTACTATATGCTCAGCAGTAAACCAGTATAATGAAAAGCGTGATAGTGCAGCAGATACAGGAAGCAAAATACATGAATGGATTGAGCAATACCTTGACTCTGGAAATAAAGAAATACCGGAAGATCAACAGGTTGCACAAGGTGTTATAGCATTTCTTGATTGGATTGATAAAAATGATATTAAGTTTGAACACTCTGAAAAAATAGTTTATTCAAAAAAACATCAGTACGTTGGAAGGTTTGATGCAATAGCTAATATCAATGGAACACGTTATTTAATTGATTTTAAGAGCAGTAAAGGCGTGTATAATGATTTCAGATACCAATTATCAGCATATCTTGAGGCGTGGAACGAGGAATATAATGATAATATTACAAAGCGAATGATTGTTAAACTGGGAAAAGACACAGCAGAATTTGAAACCATTGAATTACCGGAAGAAGATCATCAAAAAGATTTTGAATGTTTTATTTCACTTCTAACTCTTAAAAAAAGAGATAAAGAACTTTATAAATTTAATTCTTAACATAATATAATATTATGACACAATTTACTTATTCAGCAGGTAAATCACAAAATGCCGAACTAAAGGCTGGTGAATATACTGTAATGATTACTAAGGCTGATATTGCCAACATACAAGGAGTTGAAAAACTTATTGTAGATTTTACACTTGAAAATAGTGATGTAAGAACAGAGTTTATTAAACCTGAAATGTGGATTCCTATATTTAAGGATTTACTTGAAGCATCAGGGCAAGAATTTAATGAAGAAGGTGGAGAGTTTGATACTGATTATCTTATTGGTATTGAGGGTACACTTGTAATGGGAGAAAACGAAGGCAAGGGAAAACATGAGGGTAAAACTTTTATTAATGCTGATAGATTTATTAAAAAGGAAGACGAAAAAAAAAATTAGTAATCCAATCTAAAATTGTTAAAGGCAGTACAGGTAATGAATATAAAATCACCACTATTAATGGTATTCCAAATTGCTCATGTCCTGCCTTTAAATACAAAGGTAAGTGTAAACACTTATCCCCTCACGATTTATCTAAGCTACGGAGAGAAGCCAGTAAAGCTGGCAACGCTATTACCCCGATGCTCTCTAATAACCCTCAATATGCTAGTGTAGAAGAAAAGGTTGAAAGCGATCCTGCATTAAAGGCATTTATGGAAGTATTTAATGATTAAATAATATGAAATTAGCAGAAAAATTTGATATAACTAAATCCTCTAAAATGGTACTTACAGAAAAACCACCTAAAAATGCTATTATACAAATAGGAAATGAAACCTATCGTGTTTATTATCGCAGAGGTAATATTGCTTATGTTCAACTTATAAAAGTATTTAATGATTAAATATGTCAAAACACGAAGAAACTAAAGAGCAGTCTAAGTTTGTTAATTGGTGTAAAGAGCAAGGAGTTGAAGCATATGCTACAGCTCAAGCAACTTATACTTCTAGCTGGTCTGCTATTAATCAAAATAAAGCTCTTGGTGTTAGAAGAGGCGTATCTGATTTAATTGTTTTTATACCGGCTACAAGATCAACTACTAATAAAACCCACTTATTTTTTATAGAAATGAAGAAAGTAAAAGGAGGATATGCATCTAAAGAGCAGATATATTTTTTATCTCTAGTGGATCAGATACAAGGCGATATTCATGGCAAAGTATGCAGAGGTTTTGAGGAGGCTAAACAATTTATACAGCCATTATTAAAAGATAAACCTATTATCGAACCTACGGAAGAATTTATTAACAATTTATAAATATGATCGACCTAAAAAAAACATTAGAAGAGGCAAAGATAAGACAAACTTTCATAGCTGATTATTTTTCTACTTTATCAGGTAGAAAAGTACATAAGCAACAGATCAATAAAATGGTCAAAACTAATAAGCTAAGTAAAGGGTGGGAACTGGCTTTCAAAGAATATTTTAATAGACTGAATATTAAAATATATTATAAATAGTAAAAAAGGTATTTACTTTATACTTAAAATTTGATATAATTAATTATGATAACAAAAAAACAACTTATTGATCTTCTCGAAAAAATATCTTCTAATAGAACATTGAATATAGATGAAATGGCTATGTCAATAGAGCCTTTCTATAAATTATTAGATTATTCTGATGCTGAAACACATGTTAAAGCAATAGTTAAAAATTTATATACTTAAACCAAGCCCTGACAACGGCTCAAAACAAAAATACAACATAACCAAAAACAAAAATGCTCCAAAATTTTATATTAGCCTTAGCAATATTTTACTTAATAGGCACATCAATACTAACTGTTAAAACAATATATAAATTATTATCACTTAATAACAAAAACAATGAAAACAAAAATAAACAAAATAATACTGATCTTTTACCTGTCGCTAGCAATATTCGTATTATCTCAATGCGAAACAAAAATGGATTTACAACCAAAAGAATTACCTCATGAAAATATGTTTTTATTAGAAGCCAATGCCGATTATTGCGATAATGCTCCGGAATGTTATATACTTGATGAAAATGGTAATCAATTATTCTGGACAAAGATTTTAAATACAATAAGCAAGTATAAAGATAAAGAATGGATTATTAACAAAGTCGATCTTACATATTACGCACCGGATCAGGAGCAGATCATTGATTATTTATATCGTCTTAATCCTGATCCTGATATGTTATATACCTTTAGAGCTGAAAGTGGTAATTTCAGCCCTCAACGTGTTGGTGTAACAGATGATCGTGGTATGTGTCAGTTATCGCCTATATATCATTCTGCATTTATTAATAGTCCTGATTTCAATGATTGGCATAAACAGGCAGAATATTGTGTAAATGTTTATAAAAAAAGACCGACTGCATTTTATGGATATTATAAACGTCATGCACAAAAAAAATTCTTTAAATTTTATTAATATGAACAGTTTAAAATATTTATTACCATCTTATATCAGACAAGGAAAAGAATTATCACCTCCATCATATTCATTAGTATATGCAGGTAAATTCTGTAAATGTAATTCACCTCTTTATAAACGTGCTGATGGTAAAATAATATGTAAACGATGTAGTGATCCACAACCAATTAACAAAATGCTTAATGAGAAACCCCTTACCGAAACTAATAGACCACAGGCTTAAAGAAATCAAAGAAACTCTCCCTGTTGATACTTTTATAGAATTAAATAAACTATCCCTCATTATGAGGATAGAAGATGACCCTGAGCATATTACTGATTTGTGCAGGAAATACAGAGAGATACTTAATAATCATTTTAACCAATAAGAAGAATGAAATATCTACAATATATCAAAGAGTTTCAAGAAGATAATAAAGCAGGAAAATACTTTGTTGAAAATCAGCTAAAGAAACACCTTGAAACTAATCCTGAAAATCAAACAGAGATTGAACATATACTTGATTATCTATATTCAACCAGGAAGAAGTTTAAGGTAGGATATAAAACAATTAAAGAAAAAGCTGATAAGTGGTCTAAAAAATTACAAGAGACTTCAAGTAAGGATAATGAAGTTGAGGGTACAGATTATGAAGTTGTAAAGAAATGGAAAGATTTTAGGTTTGTAAAACTTATAAGTAAACAGGCTTATGAATTAGAGGGTAAAAGAATGAGCCATTGTGTTAGTAGTTATTATGGCAAAGATGATGAGATATATTCCTTAAGGGATAAGAATAATAAACCTCATTGTACCATTTCAAAGCAAAGTGAACAGATTAAGGGTAAAGGTAATGGTGCTATCCACCCTACTTATATTAAGTATGTAGTTGAATTTTTAGAACATCTAAAGGTTGATGTTAGAGATAGTGAAATGAAAAACTTAGGATATATTAATATAGAAACATTGTTGCCCGATATTAAGAATAAGAAAGACTTATTTAGAGGTAAATATTGGAATAAGGAACATGTTAAACTAATTGGAAAAAGCGGAAAGGAATATTTATCATTAGACCTATTAGATTATATTGATTTAATTAGCGAAACTAATACAGGACTTAAAATTAATTTTGAATTACCACATTTTATTAAATGCTCTATTGATTTTTTACTTAGCAACTCAAAAAAATTATTATCAAAGAATGCAAGTAGTGGGGATTACTCAACGAATGCAAGTAGCGGGAATTACTCAACGAATGCAAGTAGTGGGTATTCATCAAAGAATGAAATGACAGGTAAAAATTCTATTTCAGTAGATGCAGGACATAATGGTAAAGCAAAAGGGAAAATAGGTTGTTGGTTTTGTCTAAGTGAATGGAAAAATGGTAAACCATATCATGTAGAAGCTTTCTATATTGATGGTAAAAAAATAAAGGAGGACACATGGTATATGCTTAAAAATAAGAAATTAACCCCTAACCAATAAGAAAGATGAAGGAGCTTACCAAAGAACAAGCCCTAAATGAAGCACAATACTGTAATGACTTACCAATAGCCCGTCAATGTTGTATCTGCAAAGAAGCTATGGATAAACCTTCTTCAGTCATAATGGATATAAGGAATAAGATAGAGCATGTAGTGAGTCATGGATATCACGAAGATTGTTACGAGAAATGGGAAAAAGGAGAAATAATAACTTAATTTATAACTTAATTTTAATAACTATGCCAAAAATAACTTTAGAAAACGGACAAGAGGTAGAAATATCTAAAAAGTCCTATGATGAACTTTCAAAAGCAGTTCAGATTAAACCTACACCTAGTAGTGGAATAGGAATAGATTATAAATTACTATGTGATTGTAAGTTTGATAAGCCTATTCTTGTAAACGATAAACCTACTTATAAAGTATTTATTAACCAATCATTTGCTGATAATAGTGTATTTGGAAATTTTTGTGTATTTATAAAGTGTAAGTTTGGTTCATACTGTGAGTTTGGTTCATACTGTGAGTTTGGTTCATACTGTGAGTTTGGTTCAGGCTGTAACTTTGGTTCATACTGTAAGTTTGGTTCAGGCTGTAACTTTGGTTCATACTGTGAGTTTGGTTCATACTGTGAGTTTGGTTCAGACTGTAAGTTTGGTTCATACTGTATAAAAAATACCCCTTACTGGATTGCGGATAAGAAATATGAATAATTTTAATACTATGAAACCAATTACTAAAGCAGAGGCGAAGAAGAGGTTTAACATATCAGAAATTAAAAGAGATATAATTACTAAACTTAAAGAATAATATGGCTACAAATTTAAAAACAATGTTAAGCAGTCAGGATATGACATGGGAAACACCTCAAGACTTCTTTGATAAACTGAATGATGAGTTTCATTTCACACTAGACCCATGTGCTACACCTGAAACAGCTAAGTGTAAAAAGTATTACACAAAAGAAGATGATGGATTGGTTCAAGATTGGAGTAATGAAATTGTATTTTGCAACCCACCTTATGGCACAGCTATTAAACATTGGGTAAAAAAATGTGCTAATGAGGGAAAGAAAACTACTGTTGTTATGCTTATTCCTGCACGAACAGACACAATTTACTTCCATGAACATATTTACCACAAGGCAGAAATAAGATTTGTAAAAGGTAGATTGAAATTCGGAGGTAAACAAAAGGGAAGTGGTTGTGCCCCCTTTCCTAGTATGATTGTAATATTTACCCCCCATACATAATTAACAAGATTAAAGATGAAGCATAAAATAATAGAACGATATATGTACTTTATTGATAATTGTCCTTACAAGGAGAATAAATGTAGTTGTGGCTCTAAGCAAGGTGGTTGGTCAGAAGAGGACGCAGAGGAGGAAGCTAAAAAACACTTAGAACTTAATAATACCCTATGAATACACAAATGTGATACTGAACTATTAGAAGGCTACAATCAAAAAACCAAAGAGTTAAAAGATATAATTACTAAACTTAAAGATGAAGCCTAAGAAATATGATAAAACATTTAGTAAGCACCAAATAGGTGAACAATGGATAATTAAAAAGTGCAAAAATGGTTGGCACTTAGAACGTAGGTTTGCTTATGATATGCCGACCCTTACGCTAATAAAAGATTTTGCTGAATATCATAATGTCAAACTCAGAGAACCAATAGTCGATGATGTAGGAAATATTAATATAACAAGCCCTTGAATACACAAAAAGAGCCTAGATACCGATAGTCGTATATCCACGCTCCTTACTCTTTTACAGCTATCTTGAGCTTCCTCCGATTACCAAGTGTCTTTAGTACAATGCGAGGAGCATATATAAGATAGGTTGATTATTTACCAATTTTTCTTGCCAAAGAATCAGCTATACCTACACCCGTAGCAAGTCCTATAATGTTTCTTAATGCCTCTGCTAAGTTACCAGTTATGTAGCCATCTTTCATCAGCCAAGTGACTAATGAAAATAGTACAATACCCCAGAACTTAGGAGAAGTCAGTATAGGAAATTTCTTTAAAAATTTTTCCATATTAATAGAGTTAAATAATATAGTTATCCAGTTATGTTTGATTATTTGAAAAAGTTTCTGTGTTTCCATTTATAATATATATTAGAGATAATACGTTTTAACTTCATATACAATGTATAAGAATTTGATGTTATGGCTATTGTTAGGCTTAATAATATCCATCCTATCAGGATTAAGCCTGTTAATATAGCTATCTTGCCTAAGATTTCAAATAAATCTACGATAAGACGTAAATGTAACTTGAAGTAAAGAACACCCTACCTGCTACGAGCTTCTTCCAGTTGGAAGTTGGCACGAGATAAAGATTAGTAGAACGATGAGGATAATTATCTACTATTTGTGTCACTTTAGTAGCGTATGTAGGTAAATGCCCTTTAAAATAACCAGCTCTCAAACAATGTGCATAAGTAGAATCTACAATTTCTGTTAAATCCAATACTCCATCTGCCCTGTCCTGAGAATAAGTAGCATTACCCCTATATCCTACTATTGGTGAATAACCCAATCTCATCGCCATACCAAAATCCCCAGAGCCTACATCTAAACGATAATAATTAACTTTATCTTCACAATTCTTATTTACCCATTCCTTTACTAATTTAACTGCACTAGATATATACCATCCTACATCAGGGTCAGCCCCTCTGTTTAAAGCCTCTTGCCAGATTTCTTTTCTTTCCTCTAGTTGGAATTTATAACCTGTTAAATCTGAATAAGCACCCATAGCTCCGTGAACAGTACACGAATTAGGAGCACACTCTACCTGATTATATTGGGTTGCACCATTCAAGAGAAATGATGAAGTGCCCTTTGGTGCTCTTGGTAAATCAAAATCAGAACCTAGCCAATCCCTATCATCTGTTTTTTCGGAAATTACTCCGTAGTATTGATCCATACTATTTGTATTAAGCAATAAATTTAAGTCCTTCATCTAAGTATCTCATAAACATATTCTTAGCATTTCCATCGTTGAAGGGGTTGCGCCCTTTAAAAATCCTTTTCACCTTTAATAAAATTTAATACTTTCTGTGCAGCAGTTTTTGCTAATTGAACTGCATAAGGATTATTTGCTATTTCTTTCATATTACCACCTATATTTGTAAGTATAGATGTATTAGCTGAAGCTCTTGCACCCAATCCACCTATAAGACCAAATATTAAGGCATCTTGTGCAATATCTATTGGATTTGTTTTACCTTGTGCTACAGCAGTTAGACCACCTAGCATACCCCCAGAGCTTCCCCCTATAAGCGTTCTGCCTACTAATCTTCGGATCTCGGCATCCTGCATTACTCGTTCTATAACTTTTCTTTTAGCATATTGTGTGTATAGAGGCTTAACTTCTTCAGGTAGTAAATCTTTAAGACCCACCTTAATTTTATTAGTTAATGAATTAGCAACCTTGCTAGGTAAGACTATTCTCTGCCCGTTCATAAATAATTCATCATTAATATCACTTATTAAAGCAACCACCTGATCTCCACTAATAGATTTAGTAGGCTTAAATTGTGATACGCTGTCCATAATATCCTGTACTAATTGTTTTTTATAGGCATTATTCGGCAATTCAGAAGTCATTTTATCTGCAATTTCCTTTGCTATATCATCAAATTGTGATGGTTTAATTTGACCTGACTTTTGTGCAGTTGCTTTTAACTTATTCCATACACCCGTTAAATCATTTTTAACTTTTGTTTCAATACCTTTTGCACTTCCTTTATAGCCAAATTCTTCTGCAATATCACCACTTGTAGTGCCATATTGCTTAACTAACTCTCTCTCTTGTCCTTTAGTGCCTTTAAATGCTGATTTATATATCTTCCCTCCTAATTTACCTAATCCAAATAGGGCTGTGTCTATTGCAGCTCCAACTGTTAAGTCAGACAATGTAGGTAGTTCTCCTTTACTTCCTGCTGTGGCTGTACCTGTAGTCATTCCTGATTTACCTAAGAATGCAGCTAATTTTGTTAGCTTTGGTGCTGATGCTGATGCAGCTGGCATAACTTTTGATAATGCACCACCAACTGCTATACTAGGTAACATACTTCCAGCTATCTCTCCTGCACCTTGTGCTATTTTATGTTCACCAAAAGCCTCTGGTATTTGACCTTTAATAAAATCATTAGCCTGCCTAGCTTCTGCCTGTATAGAGCTTCCAAATCTCTCACCTGATGATTGGTATTTATCTCCTAATACCATTTTTCTACCAAGTTCGGGTGATAAGGGGTTATAAGCACTTAACTTGCCTAAAACATTTGCCATATTACCAGCAGCCTCATAAGTGCCACCTATAGCCCCCATAGTACCAGCAGAAATCGGATTAATTATTTTTTCTTTTAATCCTTGTAGCCCTTTTTTCCAATCAAATGTGCGTTCTTTTGGAGCTGTTTTGGGCATTGGCTGTTGATCCTTAACACTTTCCCATACCTCATCAATATCTTGTTGAGTAGGTGTTCCTTCAAAGTTGACAGTCAATCCATTTTCAAATTTAATCTTAGCCATTTATTCTTGGGTTATAGTAAATTTTATTCCACTAGAAGTCTGTCCTTCTGTTAGTGCTGTATCTATAGATGGTTCATAAGTTTCACCTAAATCTTCATATACTGCTTTGTTCATATTTATAAGGTTTGTTCTGATGTTATTTAGGGATTTCTTGAATTGTGTTGTTGTAAGACCCTGTTTTAATGCCCCCATAGAAGCTTTAAGTAAGTCTAATTCTTTTTCACTCAAAGCACCGAATGTACCACCAGAAGACTTAACATCTAACAGTTTCTTAATGGCAATCGCACCTAATATTGTATCAAGCTGTGTAGCAACGTAATAGCCAGGTGTCATTGGTATTCCAGAGGTAAGCGCTCCAGCACCTACTCCAGAAGACAAATTGTCATATTCTAATAAGTCATCAATAGCTTTTATAGCAGTTTCATTACCTTGCGTTTGCTGTTTCATTAATTTTATATTCTCATTCTCAGGCATTATTCCAAATAAGTGGTAATTATCTAGTAAATTCTTTCTTTTTTCAGCATTAGTTATATCGTGCCCCCACTGTTGAGCCTTTTTAAGTATAGCTGAATCAGACTGCGGTAATTCTTGTCCATCGCCACCAATAGCACTATCTCTATCGGTAAATACTGTGCTTCCACTTTTATTAACATGAGCAGCGAATCTGGTAGGTGCTATTCCCCATTCTTGTCCAGTGGCTTTAGCCATATCGTCTAATTCCTTGAGTGTATAGAATCCGCTTGTTAATTGCTCATCTCCGTTCCTATTCCATTCGTCTACAAAAAATTTCTCTCCATCAAAGTCATTTATGAATGCAACATGTCCTGTTTCAAGCGCACCTCCGACTGTCATAGGTAAAACAAGTGTATTGCCAGGCTGTGCCTCTTCAGGTGTTATGTTTGGATCAATCCACTGTACTTTACTTTCATAAGTATTTCCCATGTGTATAGGTTCTCCATTTAATTCACCTTCTGAATTATCATTTATACCCTCTCCGCATTGAGATCCTTTTTCATCTCTGAATATATATCCTTTAAAGGCTGGATTATTTACATTGGTAGTATCGTTTATATCTGCATATAAGGTTTGCTTACCAGTGGTAGGGTCAAAGTAGCCTATATTTTCAGTTTCTCCTGTTATTGGATTGGTTCTCTTGACCTGTTGTAAATTAGAACCTGTAGGATCTTTAGGCATTTCAACTATATTTCCTGCACCATTTAATATTGGTTGTCCATCTACACTCACTAAGAATCCGAATTGCATACTTTGCTCTATATCAGCACCTTGTCCATCCGTAGTTTGTAGCTTCTGAAATCCTCCAGTTTCAGGATCATATTGGTAACCAGATTTTAATGCATCTAATGTCGTTTTAGCTAATTCATTATTAGCTTCTGCCTTAGCTATAGAAGCCTCATCCAATCCAGCCTGCACTAATTCCTGTTGCTCCTGATATTCCTGTCTTTTAGCTTTAGCAGCGTTTAACGAATCACTTAGCGAAGCTATTTCTTCATCACTAGCACCTCTGGCTTGTGCAAGTAACATTTGTTCTTGCAGACGTTGTTCTGCTGCTATTGATGATTCAACCTGTCTTTGGTATTCAATTAAATCCTGTTGCTGTTGTTCACTCTTAGATCCCATAGCAGCCCTGCCCTGTATTCTTAATGCTGATTCCTGTGATCTTTGGCCGGCTTGTTTAGCAGCAGTATATTGAGGTGCGAATTGAGCTTCTGAATCTTTTCTGATTTGTTCTTCTTTTGTTAATAATTCAGCCTCAGCTTTAGCCTTAGCTTTATCAAATTTAAGCTGTTCATAAGCCTCATTTAAAGCGTATTGATCTTCACTGGATAATCCTGCTCTGCCCTCAATCATAGCCCTTGCCTTTAAAACATCATCAGTACCAGTTAAAGCTCGCAATTCATCTTGAGATATATCTTGATTTCTTAATTCACCAAAAAATCTTCTATTTGCCTCTTGGCTTTCTGTAGTTTGTGGATCATATTCACTTACTCCTCTAGGTTGAGCTGTAGTAGGTGTAACAGTATTACCAGTACCATAAATCTGGGTATTTTCTCTATCATCTAATCCTTGAGTAAATCCCGTATCCTGTCCTGATCTTGTGGTAACGGGTTTTATATCAAATGCCCCCCTCGCACTAGCTGTATTTAAAGCAGTTTGTGCTTTATCAGGTTGTGCAAAATTTAAAGGACTATTAGTCTTTATCACAGGATTACTTGAAGTAGGGGCATTAATGCCCGTAGTTTTATTTTTCTGTAATTCCTGTGATCTTAAAAGATTTTGTAAATTTGCCATTTTTTATCAATTATTTTAATTATAAGTCATAAGATACCCAGCCTTCTTTAAGCATTCTAATTACTTTAGCTGCTCCTGTAGCATCAGCAATAACTAAAGCAGAAAATGAATCTAAATCTCCATTAGGTACATGTGTAGCAATAGTTCCTACACTTGCGCCATCTACATAAAAGGTTGCTGTTGTACCATCAAAAGTTGCACAATAATCATGTGGCGTTGCTATATCCGCAATAGTACCTGAAATATCTATTTTAGTTTGTGTAGAACCATCTGCACAACTAATATATAAAGTTCCATCTTCAATAACAAATCCGAAATGATCTAATGTCATAACAGAATTTTCAAGTGAAGTTCCTGCTACACCTTCATCAACATATCCTATAAATCCTTCCTGTGCTGTCGCTGCATCATAAAAACAAGAAGCATGAAAAGCTGGATTTTTATCATGTACAGAAACAAAATTACCACTAGCAAGATAAGTTTTTAATTGGATTATACCTAAAGCATTATTAGCTGCCTGTGTTAATATATAATAAGCATAGTCACTTTCTGTAGCAGTACCACCTGTTGCTGTGTCTGTACATCTTGATAAAGACCAATTTCTTCTTTGTGACAATAATTCATTATTAGCTCCTGATTTATGATAATGCTTACTACTAGCATCACTACCATCTGTTAAAGTTTCTGCTTCTGCCCCTGTTATATCAGTAGCACCGAAGAAGGTATTAGCTTCATCTAAATTAGCTGGAAGTGTTGTAGTATCAATTTCCAGTTGCAATTTTTCATCTCCAGCAGGACTTGTAATAGTTTCTTTTATACCATTAGTCGCAACTATTTTATCTCCTAAATAATCAGAAGTAGTATCTGCATTACTTACCTTTGTTTTATCATCAACACCAGCAGCAGCAGCTAATGTAGCTAAACTAACTTCAGCTTGTGAATCATCTGTAAATTTCATATCACCACTATCTTCCCTAATTCTCCAATCAGTACCAGTTACTTTTAAATCAAAAGCTGTTACTGTTTCACCTGTATTATCTAATTTACTAGCAATAGCAGTAGCAATATCATCAAAATTAGACCAGTTATTAGATATAATGATCTTAGAGCCACCTCCATGAGTTGTAGTAGTAGCAGCACCGCCTTTAGCAGTTGCAATACCCCTTTCAGATACAGTCCAAGTAGTACCTGATACTGCACTTATCTTCATTACCTCCTCTTTTGAAGTACCTGGCTCTAAAGTAGCATAAAATCCACCAGAAGCAGGTGTAAAACTAATAGCCTTTTTAACTGTAATATCAAAAGGAGCTGTTGAAGCTGATGATATTTCACCTACTATTTGAGTTTCAAATTGATTTTCTAACGGGGTTGTTGTGAAATCTGTCATATTATTTTTTATTAAATATATTGTGCTGTAGGAAAGAAATCGACAGGTAATGCTTCTACTTGGAATTGTATCTTGGAAAGTACCCAAGCGCTATCATTGGTAGAACTTTCTAATTTTATTTGATTTCTGAAATTACTTTGATAAATATTCTTTCTTACATTAAATAAATTAAGTTGTAAATCTTCTGATACAGGCGATCCAGCTAATCCTATAATACCTAAAGGACTTGTACCTAAAGTATAAGATGAACCGCCTACATCAAAATTATCTCCATCTATAATATCTGTAGCATTTTCCTCTCCATCAATTACATCAATAGCATTTATTTCTGCCGTCTGGCTAATAAATCCGCTAATATCACATATATTAACTAATTTGTATAGTGTAGGTTCACCAAAATCATTTTCTTTAGTCCATATTTTTACATTAATTTCAGCGCCATTATCATTAAATCCTGTTTCTATTTCCCTAACCTGTCCGGAGTAAGCATTAGCAGATAATATATGCCAATCACCGCTAGAATCCTCCCACTCTATTAATTGATTGGTTGATACATTAGTATATTCTGTCCATGCCTGTAATTTTATATTCAAAACCATTAAAGTATCAGGTACACCGCTTTTATTAGTATCTAAACTTAAATAATAATGATTTGGCATTATATGCTTACCTCTGAAAGCATTGGATGTACTTAAATCTGATCCTGTATTTATTCTAGGCTGTATATTATCAGATAAAGAAGTTGAGCCAAAAGTTCCCTCTGATCCTTCTCTTTGTGATAATGAATATAGGGCATCTTCTGCCAAAAAGTACATATCATTACCCACCCTTTGTATATTCCTCCATGCAGAACAACCGCCATCATAGTCTAAAGGTCTTATTACTGTTGTGGCCGGTACTGTATCTACATAATAAGCTGAATTTTCTAAAAATACGGCAATAGCATCATTTGGCAATTTACCCATACCCGTAATAAGTTCTCTTGAATCATCATCATATATATATTCTGCACCAGTCCATACAGCATTAGCTAAATTAGCTGGTAGTGCTGTTGAATAGGCAAGTTTATTTGGTGATCCACTAATACCGCAAGCATAGGCTGTATTAGCTACCATCATCAGATATTTAGCTTTAGGACAAGCAGCATCTGCCGTTACTATTGATCCTGCACTAGATTCATTAGCATATTCATACCATGCAAAATTATCAGTACCATTACTGAAATGTATAATATTCTTATAATTTAAAAACGAAAACTTTAATCCATCTGTATAACCTGCTGATAAAAGTGTCCAATCATTATCATTTTCAAGTTTAAAAATATTAGTACCACAACCTGCTAAAGTTACCCTTGTGCCATCATCTAGTTTGACGTGGTATAAAGATGTTATTTCTTTTGTATAAGATCCGCTATACCAAGCTATACAATCAGCATAAAAAGTTCCACCTGCATAAGCTGCACCATATATCAAAGCTATCCTTATTTCATCAATAGAGCCTGTAGGGCTACCATCAGAAGTCATACTAGCCCAATCATATTTCAAAAAGTTCCAACCTACCTCAAAAGCTGTACCATCAGCTTGTGTTGTAACAGCTAATTCATAATCATCAGTATCAAGTGTATCACCCAAAGTAAGTGTTACGCTTGTTAAATCAGTTATAACAGGTATATATAACCAAAAGCCAAAATGGCCAGTTTCTTTTACGGCTGTTAAATCTACTGCTGTAATTCCAGTATTATGTATTTCTGCCGTAGTTCCGGATACAGTAATAACAAATTCTGTACTACCTGCATCATATTTTTTAATAGATGTTTCAGTAGCCACACTTCCGGCATCCACTCCATCTGCTGTCCACGTTCCATCCCCATCATAAGTATTCATTGAAGCAATTACAGTAACAGTATCACTTATAGGCTGAAATTTATTAGATATACCACGTCTTGAAGTTAATCTGGAATCATCATCATAATAACAATTCTCAGCCTTAGCTAATTCGTTGTCTTTAATGGTAGTAGCCTCGTTGAGGTTAAGACCGCCTTTGAAGTCATTAAATGTTAGTTGTTTCATCTAGGTAACATTTCAAAGCTACGTGGTAAATTGTACATAAGTTCCTCTATCATTTGATTTTTATATAGTTTAGCTTCATCAAGCCTCATCGTGGCTCTTTGCTCCATACCTGGTACTATTCTAAGTGCTTTATATTCTGCATAAGTTTCATAAATATACTGATACTGGCTAGGTATTACACTTTCGTCTGAATCACCGCTTAAATCTGTTGCTTGTTGTGTAAACCAATATTCTATATATTTATCTACAAATTGTATATTATCTAATCTGCAAGTTGCCTGATCTGTTTCACCGGAATCAAATACAATATTAACCTGTAAATAATCAACAGCACTCATATCAGGTGTACCGGTTGTTTGTCTATTAACAGTTGGTATAAATATTCTATTCCAGCCATCAGCATACTTACCGCCCTGTACTGTCTGATAATTCTTTACAGCATAATAATTAGATGAATCAGAACCGAATTTAACCTCAATAGCTTTTATATCAGTACCGCTAGTAAAATAAACCCATAACATAATACCGCCATCATTTAGATCATAAGAGCTAATATCAACGCTTGTAAGGGTAGAATTGGTAAGAGTAGCCTTATTTTCAGTAGAATTACTTACATCTATAGCAAAGCTAACTGATCCGCTACCTGCTTTATAAGTAGTGGCATCTGTTGCTACAGTTGTAGCATCATTTGTACCAACCCAAGTACCATTGCCATCATATGTGTCCATATTATGAAGCGTAGTATAAACAGGTGCTGTCTGAAATCCTGCATTTAAGAAAAATCTATTAGCATATTGTGATATTACTGATGGTGCAGTAGCTACATTATTATTATAAGAAGCCCAATCACTAAAATTTATATTTGTACCATTGGAGGCTCTGGCCTTTAAAAGTGTACGTATTTTTGTGCTAAAAAAGTTTTCAGGTAAATCATCAGTGCTTGTACGATATTCCTGATAATCTAATACAGGTATTAAATATCCTATTGTTTCACCAAATTCCCAATTGACAGCAGGATCACTTAATATCCAGCGTTGCCCCTCATTTATATATCTAGTCAAATCAGCATCGCTCCAAATTTTCTTTTGAGGATCTATTTTTAGATTTGTCCTGACATTTGCTCTATTTGTAGTTAGGCTCATATTATTTAAATTTTTTAAGAGATTTATGTACATTACGTACAGTTTTTTGTAGCCTTTTGATTATCTTAGTTGATAATCTGTTTTTACCCTCATAAGGCGATCTAAAAAATAATTGTTTTGATGTATCAGTTATTTTACCCATAAGTATTATTTAAAGATTAAAGTTAATACCGAAGCGATTACTGAACCACAAGTAGCTGTTACGATTATCCAATATGTTTTCATCAGCCACTTTTGATTAGTTTCCATTTCTGTTAATTTATTATTCAAATGATAAAAGTGATTTTCTTTAAGATTTTTAACCTCTTCTCTTAACGAGCATATTGAATCATTTATTGTCCTTAGTTGTGATGAAGTGAGAGAATCATAATTCTCAAACCAATCTGGGTATTTTGTCATTAGCTTACTGAGTTAAAAGTTAAATCCTACCATTACACCTGCACCTCCTGCACCTCCTACACCTTCTATACCAAATACTTGCGTAAAGCCGTCAAAATCAGCACCCTGCCAGAAGTTGATGAAGTGGCTACTATCTACTTGATAGCAGGAGTTGGCGATACCAACTCCTGTGTCAAATTCTAAATTTGAGTTAGCTGTAGTTACAGCCCAAGTAGATGTGTCTACCTCAAAGACCTGTGTAAAGCCACCCGCACCATTACCAGTCCAGAAGTTGATGAAATGATTTGAGTCTACTTGATAACAGGAGTTGTACTGACCTGAAACTGTATCAAACTCTAATCTACTACCTGCCGTTGTAACAGCCCAAGTTGAGGTGTCTACTGTAAAGGCTTGAACATATCCATCGATACCATCACCACTCCAAAAGTTGATGAAGTGATTGCTATCGATTTGATAGCAGGAATTATACTCATTCTGAACTGTATCAAATTCCAAACTTGAGTTAGCCGTAGTTACAGCCCAAGTTGAGGTGTTTACTGTGAATACCTGAACATAGCCATCTGCCCCAGCAGTACCAGACCAAAAGTTGATGAAATGATTACTGTCTACTTGGTAACATGAGTTGTACAGACTCAAGTTAGTATCGAATTCTAAACTTGCACCTGCTGGCGAAACTGCCCAAGTCGAAGTATTTACCTCAAAGACCTGCGTAAATCCATCCGTATCAGTACCAGACCAAAAGTTGATGAAATGATTTGAGTCTACTTGGTAGCAGGAATTGAAAGTATTGTCTGTCACAGAAAATTCATACGAATTATTGGCTGTTGTAATTGCCCAAGTCGAAGTATTTACTGTGAATACCTGCGTAAATCCATCCGTATCAGCACTACCTCTAAAAAAGTTGATAAAATGATTTGAGTCTATCTGATAGCAGGAATTATAATTACCCCAATTGGTATCAAACTCTAATCTACTACCTGCTGTAGTTACAGCCCATGTTGAGGTATTTACCTCAAAGACCTGCGTAAACCCGTCAAAATCAGCACCCTGCCAAAAGTTGATGAAGTGGTTACTGTCAATTTGGTAGCAGGAATTAGAATCACTATAAACTGTATCGAATTCCAGCCTACTTCCCGATGTTGTAATTGCCCAATTTGCCATATTATATAATCATTGAATCATTAAATTGTACATATTTTTTACCTGCAAAATGAACAGGTCTTACTGTAGTATCACAATAAATCTCAAATCCCTCATTGGTCGCCCTTTCGCAAAATGTTACATCTTCTGACATATCTCTTTTATTCTTACCATCTACTTTATTCATAGATTCTCTTGAAAATGCAAAAGGTGTACCCTCGTGTTTTGGATATAATTTTTCCAGCACTTCTCTTTTAATAAGAGTACAAGCCATACCACAAGCATCTATTCTCACAAGATTCCCACCTGATGTATCTATTTTTTTAATAGGCTCATATCCTTTTACATCATTATCTGGTATCTGTGTAGCTGTAAATATACAAGGCACAAAAGGCTCATGCCTAGATAAAACTGGAGCACAGATTATATCTTTATCTGCCTGTAAAAACTTAGCCAAAGCATCTTGAGGAGGTGGATTATCGTCATCTACAAAAAATAAATGCGTAAACCCTCCTTCTAAGGCAAATTTAACTAAAGCATTTCTAGCCTTATCTACCGCCTCACCACCGATAACTTTAGTAACTATTTGTGGAGTAACTTTAAGGTTCATCAAAGCCTCTACAGTTTCCCCGTAAAAAAGTTCAGAAGCGGATGGTAATCCTATTAGTATTTTTGGTTGTATTTGATTCATATTAAACAGTTATATTTGTTACACCACTTCCAATGTAGTTAGTGCTGTTATAATAAAAGAAAGCATAGTTCTCTCTATTTCCTGTGGTATCCCATGTAGGTTCTGTACCTCCTGACCATTTTACTGTAGCTGGGAATGTTACTGTATTAGTACCACCAGCATCTTGTATCATTCTTAAAGTTAAATGACATGGACCAGAAGGAGCTGTAAATGTATAAGTTACGTTATCTGTAAGAGTTGATTTTTGACTATTACCTGCACCCCAGTCTATTGTATCTGCTGCACCTGAATTACCATTATCTGTTTCTGTCGCATATGCTGTATTAGCTCCAAAATCGAAATCTCCTCCTGTCTTATTTGTATTATTTGCCATAATAATTAATTAATTAATAAATAGTATTTCCAAAAGCCTCTGTATCTGCCCCGTTATCAACGATAGCTACATCTGTCATACAACCCATAACTCTAGTCCTGTTTGCCGTAGCATTAATAGTAAGAGTATTAGCACCTCCCCCTGCGTCTGCACCAAATTGACAATTAGAAAATCCATTGTCATCTGCTCCGTTATTGACTGTCGCACCTCCTAGAAAATCAACATTTGTACATTTATGTCTATCACCGCCAATAGTTACAGCACTTGTAATACGGGAATTAGTTAATTTTCCACCAATAGAAGTTGTATCTGCAAGGTCTATTGAACCAAATTCACTATTTGTTATATTCCAATAATCATATGTGAGTGTATCTACTGCTCCTCCATTAGTATAAATATTGGTCAAATTTATATTATCAGCTTGTAGCTGTATACCTAATTCGCCACTGCTTATTGCTCTAATATTGCTACAATTATTTTTAGGGCGGATAATTACATCAGTACCTGAATCATATATCACATTTGATATAGCTGTATCAGCACTACCCTCAAATAATCTACCGCCTGATTTAAATGTACCTAATATAACTATATTTGTTACAACAGACCCTTGTTCGGGTTCTAAAATTCTTTCACAGTCACTACCACCACCCATAAAAATAACATCTGAAACCTTGCTGGAATCCATTCCACTTATTCCTCCTACCCCATTATGTAATTCAAAATAAATATTACTTATTCTTTCCTGCCCACCCGATAATTCCAAATAATCATTTGTGGAATTCCAATCTAATCGCAGATTTTTCATTGTAAGAGTTGAAGCAGACCCAGATGAATTAAATAATTTTAAACTATTACTTGTAGGTGACCAATCTATTTCTGCACCACTATCATCACCATTACCCATTACCATAACATCTGCATTATCTGTATATTGAAATTGATATGCCCCCATTGTTAAACAATAAGAACTTAAATCCAATAATATATTTGCATCTGAAGGAAATGTTATATCACTATCTTCCGTTATATCGGTTATTAATAATAGTTTTATATCTGTACCTCCCACTCCAGTAATAGCAGCTTGTATATCAGTATAATCCGCACCGCTTGAGCCTACTGTTGCATCATATTTTGTAAGACCTCCACCAGTAGGGTCTTCGAAACTAGGAGCTACACCTGCACCACCTGAAGTTAATACTTGCCCGTCAGTTCCTATTGGTATCTCCCCGAAAGAAGTTGTTGTATCTGCATAAGGAATTAAATACTGAGTTCGTGCATAAGTATTCTGAGTATCGGGTGCAAGACCTGTAATAGTTGATACTGTACCAGCGTTACCTGTTACAGAGCCTGCAATAGCATTAGTTACTTCTAAATCTGTAAACCAACCTTTTGACATTCTATTTGTGGTATCAGCTATAGATCCTGTTCCTGTTATATTGCTTGTACCAAGTGCCACAGTATCTCCTGCTGTTCTTGGCGATATTGTAGTCCCGCTCCTTTTAAATGGCGGAACTGGTGTATTTAATTTTCCCATAATATTTAGTTATTAATACGGATTGTTTACCGCTAAAGCCACCAAAGTGGTGGTAAATCTAACTATAAGTATTCAACCTGAATCCAGCAATCTGCACTTCCTATCGTTTTAGTTGCCAGAGTAGATGAATTTGAAATTGTTATACCTGTACTCATTGTTACTGGACTTTCTGGTGCGTAAAAGAAGTTCTCACCAGCATCTACCTTAATTACAATAACTGGTACTGCTGTATCAGCAGGTAGTGAAGCTGTATTATGAACCTGAATATACTGAGCAGAGGCACTATTATTAATACCAGATACCCCATATAAAGTACCAGCAGAAGCCTTAGCAACTAAACTAGCTGCTAGAGCAGAAGTTGAAGCAAGTGTTATAGGGTTTAAAACTACAGCTCCTGTATTACACGATGTGATTTTTGAATCTAGCGAAGTAGTATCTCCAGCAATTGTAGCAATATCAGCTTCTAGCCCGTCTACAGCCTCACCTATAAATCTTAACTGTCCATGCACATTACCATCTACATCAGCAGCAGCACCCACAGCACCCATTTGAGTATCATCAGTAGCAAGAGTAGTAGGTACAGAACCCGTCATAACTGCCGTACCGAGAGAAGGTGTTTTAGTATTTATATCACTTGCTTCTGAATAAATATCATTAGCAGTAGTTTCAGTGGCTAAACTAGCAGTATCTAAAACATTTCCAGCCGCATCTATTCCCTGTACAGCCAATACATGAGTAGCCGTAGTTCTGGCAGTATTAGCATCATTAATATCAGCCCTGTCATCAGTTGTAGCATTTTTAAGTTCTACCGCACCTATTTCAATATCACCAGCATTTAAAGTAACAGGTCTAGGTATATTTGTATAAACAATAAAAGTATCTGTAGCTACAAAAGTAGCACCCGTAACTGTTAGGGTTGTAGGATCAGTACCGGCTGCTGTGATAGTTACATCATCTCTTGTGTAAGTATTCGTAACAGCACCACTTGTAGCAATTTGCTGGATACTTACTATATCAGCAGCAGTAATAGCCGTTACACCTGTAGGTAAACCTGAACAAGTTAAAGTAGTACCTGAAGCATAAGCCGTTGTAAAATCAGCATTAGTTCCGCTTGCCTTTCCAATATAACCGCTAGTATCATTGGAAACTGAATCGACATTAACATCACCTGTAAAAGTAGCAGTTGTTCTAACAGCTACATTACCTAATGCATCTTCGACAAACTTATTATATTCCCTATCCCCTTTTGAGCTTGGTAAAGCCATAGTATATTGAGTTAAATTTTAAATATTTATACATAGCGAGTTTTCTTCCACGCAATGCCCTATATTCCTTTTAACCCAATTCCTTTTGGCTTAAATTATTTTAATTTACCTGATTTTTCAATTGCTTCTAAAATTTCCTTTTTAGTTTTACAACCAGTTAGGGAAACTTCATTTTTAGCTGCAAAATCCTTTAACTCAGCAACAGTTTGAGTTAAAAATTCCTCGATCTGTCTACCTGTCATATCAGTATTAGCATTTTTAATACCTATATTAGTCTTACCTTCGTCAAAAGGTCGAACTTTATTTTTAGGTACAAAATCCGGTTCGCATTCTTTCCACCCCCTATTTTTATCAGCAAGCATTTTAGCTACTGCATGACGTGGAAATACACGCTTGCTCCCATTAGGCAATTCAAACCATACAGGAGTCATGTCTTTTTTAGGAGGATTTATTAAGTTTTCAGCACTCATATTATTAAAGTTATATAATAATCTTGCTTATACCCATTATAATATACAATGGGTATAAAGTAAAACTATTAGGTAGTACAGGTGATAGTTAGTACACCACCACTTTCAGTAACAGTCATAGCCGTTACAGCAGTACCTGATGTATTTACTGTTGGGTAAGCATCATCACCTGTCTTGTCCTTTAGAGCTACAGTATAAACTGTTGAAGCCATAATCTTATTATGTTATAGAATATTTTTCTTTAACAAGTACAACTACGTTTTTACGAGTACAGCATGATCATCTCTCATTTCAGCTACTCCGTAGATAGTATCTGTTATAACTTCCCATGCAATCGCAGCAGGGTTGTACCAGAAATTAGTTTTAGGAGCTTTCTGAAGTGCAAGACCCATAGCATCTCTATGGAACATCATGTCATTTACAGATGTTGTAGCGTTATAGATATTTGTAGAAATGTAAGTCTGAATACCATAAAGTGAACCGATTTTACCTGTTTCTACTGGTTTACCACCAACGAAATCATTAGAAACGTAAGTAGTAATATCTATAATATCACGCTTTGTACCTGGTTTCATTACAAAGTAACGATCATCTTCAGGAACATCTGCTGTATCAAGTAATTCAATTGAATCAAGGATAACATCAGTTGTGATAGCTGTATTATATGTACCTTTTGTTTGAGAGAAAGAAGCAGCAAGTGCAGCCAGAGAAGAATCAATAGCTTTAGCAAGTGCATAACCTGCTTTACCTGTATACTCAGCATTCAGATCAACATTGGACTGAACTTTTGTAATATCTTCCAATTTGAAAGATGCTTCTTTGTGTTGATCGATAGAAATATCGATTTTAGTTTCTGTTGGAGCTTGGAAGCTAACATCTGCACCAGGGACTTTGTCATTAGCAGTTAGATTAGAAAGATTAGGAACGTGGATTGTATCTCCTGAATCTTTAACCATTGAACTGTAATCATGTACAAGTTTTGCTAGTACTAAATTTGCTTCTGTGGCTCTCATTATATCGGTACTCCATTTTTCCATTTTTGTTACTCCTTTTTAGGAGGATAGGTCATTTCTGCCTATCTCTATACCTTTATTTATTCGTATAGATCGGACTGTCGCATATCCTTTCGGATTCTCTTCACTCAGTCTCTACAGCTGTTCCACGTTTATTTAATTTTCGAGCCACTTCGTACAATTGAGATTGCTTTTCCTTTAAGTTATCTATTGTAAACAAATTTTCAGGCTTTCTTGTTTTTACCTTAGGAAGTGCAAGAAATTCTTTAACTAATTCTGCTTGTTTCTTTTTAACAACCAAATAAGGTAATAAATCATCAAGCATTTTAATCAAACATTTTTGATTTTTTATGTCTAATGTTAGAGATGGACAAGAATTATCAGTATAAGTTCTTCTACCACTCATAACTCCTCCATAAGTTTCTTGTATATATCTCAATACATCAGAATCTTTTTCTCTTTGACTTATTTTAACACAAGCCTGATACCATATGCCGCCTCTTGCGGATTTCCTATTAAGTCTTAAAATACTTAGATAGCCTTCGCCATCTACGAAACCTGCTATATATTGTGTTGATAATTTCATACCACAACTATAGCATACTTTTATCTCAATTGTCTATGTTGTTAAAGATCACGTGAAACTTGCTGTGGGTTACCCTGTCGGGCTTTCCCGATTAATCAGAAGAGATTTTACATTCCCAATTTTTGGAGCTAACGTCTAGGAATGAAGTTTGCCGATGTGGTAGGGGTTAAACTAGCCATATTTGGATAAATTAAATTATATAAAATTTACCCTAATCCTTTTTATTTACTAAACACCATATTCTAGTGAAAGTTGTACGTCACCATCTCCAGTAACTGTACCTCCTGATGCCTGTGTTTTTATTGTAATTACAATATCATCACCGGCAGCAAACTCGATGTACTTATCACTTGAGGCTGTAAATGTTTGTGTCTCACCGATAGAATCAGAAATATTAGCTGTTAAAGTAGCTACTTCTGTACCACCTACCTCAAGAGCAACAACGCCCTGTGTAGATGACTGTGTTCCTGTATCTTCTGTCCAGCGGACATAACATTCATCAAGTCTTAGTACTCCAGCAAAAGGAGCTTCCATTGAAAACTGATCTGTAGTAGCAGCATCGCTGATATCAGCGGCACTGATAGCGGAATATACTTGTTTCATATCTTTAAGTTAATAATTATTGATTAGCTTTATTAGCAGCATAATCAGCCCAATATTTGTCATATTCATCTTTAGGTAATCTAGCAAGTTCGGCAGATGTTTTTTCCTTGAATCCTCCATCCAGACCTTTTTTAGGTTTTAAAGTAGTCTTACGACTTATTACTTTACCACCTATTGATCCTGTGAGTTCATCCCAGCATTCTGCCATAGATTTGCTTAGATTATCTCTATGAGAAGCATAACGTCTTAGGGCATTAACCTGATTATCAGAAAGTTGTAATTCCTGAATCTCACGCTCATCTTTAGCCTTTTGAGTTTCTACAGCCTGTTCTTGCATGAACTCCTCTTTAGTCATTACACCAAGAGATTTAAGCTCATTCAGTATCTCCTGTTTATCAGGTGACAACTGAGGTTTTTTGCTTTTAGCTATTTCCTGAGCCATACGAGTGGCTTCGGCAGTAGCTTTGAGATAGGCTTTTTCTAACTCTTCAGGGCTTTTATATTTTCCAGCATATATTTGAGGTTGCTCTTGTTCTTCACTTTGAGGCTCTTCTTGCTGGCTAGAAGGCTCATCGTTAGTAGTTTCGGGTGTTACTTCTTCTGTAACAGTTTCCTCTACTACCTCGTTTGAGGTTTCTTCATTCATATTAGATGTTGTTAATGATTACTTAGCTATATAAGCTAGGTGGAGCAACCCATAAAATTAATTATGGGAGGAATAGGGATTTTGCTCCACTCAACTCATATAAGGTGACCATTTATCAAGGAATTCTTTACGTACCTTGATTTCCAATTGTAAACGAGCAAGTTCTTTTTCTGAACATCTAAGGAGTTTAGCTTTTGACAATTCTATGTCGTCTACGACCTTGTCTAATATAAGACTAAACCCCTTAGTGTTCACAGTTTGTATTACTTTTTCTTTTTCTTCCTTAAACTTAGCCTCTACGCTTTCGTGTTTAGCGATAACTTCTTTTTCTTCTTCGGTTAGACCTGATTGCCAGATTTTAAATTTGTCTAGATCCATTAAATTAATTTGTTATCTTTAGCTGTTTTAAGAATAACTTTATAAGTATTAGTAATCTTTTCCTCAATAGTTTCCTCGTCTTTCTTTTTATTAGATTGACTGTTGTATGCACACTGTACCGCTAAACTAAATAGTTCTGTTTTATTAAATGTACCTGTTTCTATTTTGGTGGTTATTTCTTTTACTTGCTTCATAATTATTTTTTTCTGCCCTTATAAACACGATTACTACGAAGAGATTTTCCTAGAGTACGCTTTAATCCTTTTACCTTAGCAGCTCCTTTAGCTATTCCTTTACTACGAAGAGATTTTCCTAGAGTACGCTTTAATCCTTTTACCTTAGCAGCTCCTTTAGCTATTCCTTTACTACGAAGAGATTTTCCTAGAGTACGCTTTAATCCTTTTACCTTTACGTTTATTCTTCTTTGTCTTGCTGCACCAGCAGCAGCTCCTTTAGCTATTCCTTTTAAAGATTTTTTTAACATAGTATTAAAAAATTAATAAATTAAAAATTAAACTTGCATAGAATTAATTGGTTGCCCCTCCTGTTGTAACATCTCACTTTGTGCATCCTGTTCATTGTTTGTAGCAGCACCAAGTAGGCTTTCTTCATCTTTTACATTAAAGCCCTCTTTCATAATATTCAGATATTCCTTAGTAAGATCGACAGGTACTCCGACCTGTGCATACTGCATAGATATATTACCCCTCGCTATAGCCTCGTTACGTCTTTCCGAAGGTGTATCAGCTGCCATTGAGCCGGTAACTACAACAGGACTAAATCCCTGAGCTATTTTCTTAAATGTATCTTTATAAATCTTAATAAAATCATCCTCTTTAGGTACTTCTATTGAATCTTCAGCATAATGTGCTGCATAAAGTAAGATTTTTTTACCCAATTCGCTAACAGCATCATCAAGATACTCTATTTTTAACTGCATTCTTGTATTTTGTTCTGATTGTCGCATAGAAGCACCACTAGCAGTATCGGTAAATGCAGAAGTAGCACCAGGCTGGGCAAAATTTGTAGTAGAAGTAGTATCTTGTATATCTCTGTTAATAGCATCTTCCTCATTATAAGAAGATTGAGGTACGGAATCCTTTTGAAGTGGCTGAATATCAGTAAGATTATCAGCCATAATAATATTATTAGGCTTATGTACTAATTGAAATGGATTAATACCGCTACCTTTACGGATAAGCCACTCCGGATATAAAACAGAATTATTAAAATCAGACCTTGTATTGCGTAAATGATTGATTTCCTCCTGTAATGAGGAAATAGGCTCTGCTTCACCAATAGCATAATACTCACCAGGCACTGGCTGATCGTGCATAGCCACAAAAGGCCTTACAGGATTACCCATACTATCTTCTACAGGGTTTTTTTCATATCTGATAAGCAATTTATCATCTACTGTAGTAATAATCATTTCCTTATCCTTATACTTTCCATGATACTCATAAACAGTAAATGAATTTTTATCTATTTTTTGTGTAACATTATCCTGTGTAAGCTGTCTTTTTTGCAGTTCTTCAGCTATAGGGCTATCAACTGTCCTGCCCTCTCTTATCAAATCAAGATTAAAATATGTTTCATCATCAAGATCATCAATACAAGTCTTATCACGTTTATGTATTACACCGGTAGCCGTATCAATACTTTCCTCATCTGGATGTATTAGAAAATCAAATGCATCAACGATATTTATATCAGGTAATATATTTTTGTATATTTCCTCTTCTATTTCCTCCTCACCCTCTTCTGTCTGACGTTTGGTTTTTTTCTTAGCTGTAATGATTTTAGGATCAATCTTAATATGATATGAGCCATAAATAAGCCTGCCCTTATCCCACAATCTGATTTTTTTCTTTAACTGATTTTCAGTAAATACATATAACAAATAAGCCTCAAGTATATCTCTTGAACTCATAGTCTGAGCTTCCGGAATACTTTTTATCGGTGTTAAATCCTTATTACCTGCATCAATTTCCTTTTGTACAGCTAAAGCCTCATCAATTTCTTCCTGATTAGTAGTAAACATCTGTAAAGCTGAACTTTGAAGAGCCTTTAGATTAAATTTAGGATTATGTGCAGTGGTACGGCTAGCTATTTGTTCGATTACAGTAAAAGTCTTGGGAATCCATAATTTAGACTGCCAATCCTTCTTATTCCTGCTTTTAAAAATACGATAGTTTCTGTATAACTCTAACCATACCTGCCTAAGCCTTGTAGTAGCTGATAAAATTTCAGTTTTAAACTGATTAATATACTCTACAACTTCAGCTTGTTCAGCAGCACTTAGTTTTGTTTTAGCCATTAATTAGGAAAGTTAATTAGCTTTCCCATATTCCTAATTTATATTATACACAAGTTTTTTTTAAATGTAAAACTAATATAATTGAGGAAGTACGAAGCCATTACTTTTTAAATTTGTTTCACGCTGTCTTATCTTAATTAAATTCTTAGCTTTATCACCTGTAAGCTCAATAAGTTTACACCTTGAACCATCTTTTTTTGAGGCATCACATTTAACACAAAACCATTTAGAACCATTAGCTAATGTCTTATCTTTTACAAAAGGATATAATTTTAAATTACTATTCTGTTTGATTTTTTCTATCTGATCCTCGAACACATATCCTGAATCGCCACAGCTTTCGCATATTGATCTAAAGAGTTTCATAATACACCTTTCATTAATGAATTATAATTATAGCTCTCATTTGACGGCTTAATATAAGTGCTTAGAGCATATCTGATAGCATCAAGTGCATGGTCTAAACCACCCTCCGGCTCATTAAGAACTTTACCATCTTTATCGGTTATCCATAAATAATTCCTATATTCTTTTATAATATTAATAGATCTTTTAGTCATTGAGCATTTCTGATCCTGCACATACTGGATGCCATGAGCAACACTACCCTGTCCTTTTGTAGCAGGCTGTATATTTACACCATACAATTTAATTTCATCAATACTTTTAGGCTCGGCACTATCAGCAACGACCATAGCTTTGATTAACAGATTATTAAGTATATCCGCTATTTGTTTATTACTTAATCCTTTCTGATAAGTAATCTCATCAAAGATAAATCCGCCATTGTAATAATAAACAGCCACAATAGCTGTTGGATCATTTGTATACCCAAAATCCAGCCCGATCCTTTCTAATCTGGCCTCATGAGGTATCTCATCAATTATCTGCCAATCCTTATAAATCCTGCCCTCTACTTCACCTAATAGACCTAAACCATAAACCTGCCACCATCCCTTTCTACCCTTTCTAGCCTCGATTGATTCAATTATTCTCGGATCAAGTGCTTCGTTATCAAGATACGTTAAAGTAAGTTCCTCAATATCATCACGCTTATCTTTTAATTCTGTATAATACCAAAACTCATTTGTAGGATTCCAATCAAGGAATATAAACTCTTTAGTTCTTACCTCCAGCTCTTCAAAAGCCTTAAATGATACATTATTAGATTCATTAATAAATAATCTGTCACGCCTACCACCCCTTAATTTATCATGCTGATCTGCACCAAAAAACTCAATTTGTGAGCCGGTTTCAAATGTATATATTTTTTCGGATTCTAACCAGTTACTCTGTTTCCAGTAATTATGTGACTTCATAATATTCTCAAAATCACGTATAGCACCACGTTTAAGATGTGGTATTGATTCAGATACTATTGATGTAAGAGTAGGCTCGGTATCGCTTTGTGACCTATCAATCAAATACAGCAAAATAGAAATAGTCTTTGAAGCAGATGTACCACCAGGTACGGCTCTTATACGTTTAGACATTTCTATTATTTTTTTTGTACCTGTTGTAGCTACAAACATTTAAGCTATTTATTATTTGTTATACCATTCAAAATAGGTGTAGGAATTAAATCCTTACCATCCTTACCGGTATGCTCAACTCTATCACTCCAATCAGTCTTAGAGGCCTTGTGATGAGTTAATAACCATTTGGCATCATTTTTATCATCACCGGAGCTTTCTAATATCTTTTTCTTTGCTTTCCAAATAGGCTCGTAAGACAAACGATCCATCAACTGCATATTATCATCCTTAGCACACCAGTCTAATACTTCCTGATAATCAATACCAGTTTCTAGGGCTATCTCTTTAACGGAATTAGCACCGCTTTTTATTGCCTCTATGATTCTGTTATGGTTTTTATCCATTGTTATTTTGTTTACCTGCCCACCCATTACCCTTAAAAATTATTGTAGCACCTCCTGATTTCATCCTTTTAATGAATTCAGGAATTTCATCATCACCGGAGCTTTTTCTGTCATCTGTTTTTTGATCTGCCATTTCTTATAGTTATGTATAAAATTATCATCATCAATCAATAATATCTTCAGCTCACCCTGTTCATTTATAAATTTTACTACTTGCATGGTTCAATTATAAACTAAAATCTAATATAAGTAAAATAATTAATAAAGCCCTCTTTTTACGGAGGGCAGAATAACCTGACTGTACAGGTTTGTGACTATCGACATTCAATGAAGTCTAAAGTACAAAAATATTATAACAAAAAAGATCCGGATTGTTAAATATTTTACAAAATTAAAATATATTTTATATTCTTGATATTTTACAAAATCAAAAAATGTTATATTTATATCGTTTTAAAAAGTGCCAAAGCTATGCCCCCCAGTTATGGCCTAGTTTAAAACGAAAAGTCCAATTTAGGGGCGTTTTCGGGGTTTTTTCGCTCCTACTCTTTTATATATTATACTCTTACACATTATACCTATACATTATTATATATATGCCCCTAAATATAAGAATAGGTACTGCTAGATTGAAAAAATCAAGGGGCGCTTTTCTGGCACTTTTGGCAAAACATACGTTTTAGGGGCAATATTATAAAACAAAAAAAAATTATGACAAACACCAAAACCTAAAAGTACCCCTTTTTGAGGGATCTTTTAGGTACTCTTTTTAATATATTATTATAAAACTTTTCTGTTAATTTGTAAATATTAGAAACGCTTAAAAAAAACTTATATTATAAAATATTTTAATTGATTTATAAATATCAAATAGTTTACTTTTTAATCGATTTGTATATAATTGAAAATACAAAATTAATAAATAATCCTCTCTGCATGAAAGACCCACTTTTAAAAATTAAAATGACCAGCTAAACAAATGGTGTTCTTTCAGAGAGGATTCCACTTAGCTGGTCGCTTTAGTTTTTAATAACTATGAATAAAAAAGAAAAAGCATTAGTATTGGCTAAAGAGTTTGTAAATGATAAGAATATTATTTGTTTTGAGAAACACTTTTATTTGTTTAATGAGGGTATATGGAGGTTAGAGAGTGATGAGAATACAGAGGCATGGATTACTACCGAGTATATTAAAAAGCATAATGATCCGCCAATGGCTTCTGAGGTTAGGGAGATAATTAAATATATTACTACCTATACTTACGATCTGTATAGGAGGGAGATTAAATATAGGAACGAACACCATATATCTAATAATATTAACGTGTTGTCCGGTATTTTAGATTTAGATACCCTAGAGATAAAACCATATACTAAAGAGGATTTTTGTTTTTATAAATTGCCATTCGATTATATAGATAAGCCTAGCTGTCCGATAATGATGCAGTTTTTAACAAGCTCAATGGATTTTGATTTAAATAGTCCTGATTTTGATATAGAGGAGTATAAAGAGGTAATAGCTTTTATACAGGAGTGGATGGGGTATACATTAGTAGCAGGTAATCAATTAGAAAAGGCTTTATTAATGGTGGGAGAGGGTGCTAATGGTAAATCGGTATTACAGGATATTTGGGAGTATATTATAGGCCGTTATAATTGCTCCTTTGTCGATCTTAGATATATAAATGATGGTTCACAGATATTTATGACTTGTAATAAGTTAGTAAATTTTTGTAAAGATTTAGAGAGCAATCAGCAATTAGATACAGGTATTACTAAAGCTGCCGTATCGGGGCAGAAGGTAATTAGTAACGAGAAGTATAAAGGACAGACCGAGATGGACTTTACCGCTAAAATAGTAATAGCGTGCAACGAACTGCCATTTATTAAAAATGCCTCGATGTCTGTTAAAAGGCGTTTTCATGTATTGCCTTTTACTAGGATATTTGAGGAACACGAACAGGATCGTGAGCTTTCTAGTAAACTTAAAACAGAGGCTGATCAGATATTTAGCTGGGCGGTGAGGGGATATAAGAATTTAAAGGGGAGGGGGTGTTTTATAGTACCGCAAAGATGCGAATATAGTATGACTAATTACCTTAAAAATAATGATTCTGTACAGAATTGGTTAGATGAGTTTGATATAATAGTAAAAGATAGTAAAGCTAAAACAAGCGATATATATAAAGATTATATAATATATTGTGAGGATGCCAGATTTAAACCTTATGGCCGTAATAAGTTTTTTGAGAAGTTAGAGGCAAAGGGATTTGAGCGTATAAAGATACAGGGTGAGCGATATTTTAAGGATATAAAATTAGTTAATCAAACAGAGTTATGAGATACCTCCACCACCTAAACCTACCGGCCACTATTTTATCTCCTGAAGAAGAAGAGTATTTAGATAATATTGCCAGGCATGATTTGTGGTGCAGAAAAAATCAAGGTAATCATGGCAGAAACATATCCATATACGAAGCTATAGAGATATTCAAAGATGATATTTATGATATAGCTATAGAACTTGAGAATGATGAATTACTTAGAATGCTTAAGAATAAAAACAATTTAGAGTTTAATGAGAAAAGGCTAAGAGCTAAGCAGGTACCTATTATCAGCCTTATCACTACACCTATTAAGATGAATAAAACCCTATGTCCGTTCCACGAAGATAGTAATGCCTCAATGCACATATATGAAGATACTAATAGTTACTACTGTTGGGTTTGCTCTGCCGGTGGCGATACTATTGATTATATACAGAGATTAAACGGATGTACTTTTTTAGAAGCTATTAATTTACTAACTTAAATAATATGAATCATAAAAGAACTGTATATTTATTGGTCTGTACCTGCGAAAAATGTGATGGTGCAAAACTAAAAGATTTTGTAAACCAAAATGTTCTTATCCACTACATTGACGAGAATGGTAATATCGTTCCTTATAAATTTAATGATTTTTTAACTAATAAATAACCATGAAAGAACTATTTACCAAATACTAAAACATCAAAGCTGAGATCGGAGCTTTGAGTAAAGAATTGACAGAGGAACTTAAAAGATATCCGGACTTTGTAGAATTCAAAGAAGAGTTAAATCAAATAAGAGAAGTCTATTATTCTTATAAGAAAAAGCTATTAACCGAAAGTCCGGCTTTAGGTGCTAGAGATCAACAGATACAGAATAAGAGAAAGGAATTAAAACTGATTAAAGCAGCTATACAGGATAATGTAATGGTGGTGAGGAAGGATAACGGGGAGCAGTTGAGTTTACCTTTTAACATATAATTTTATTCTGTAAATATGAAAAGTAAAAAAGCTATTGACTTTATATAAAAATAAGAGTAATATTAAGACAGTCCACAACAGAACACCTTTAGTCAATAGACAATATTAAGGTCTTAAAGTTCTAAAAGGATTAAATAATAACTTACTCATTATGAATAATAATCTGCCAGCAGGATATAAAGAAGAAGACCCAGTATATTACTGCGATTGTGGAGAGGAAATATCAGAATATGAATGGGAAAATGTAGGAGTATGTAAGAATTGTAAATAACAGTTGCCGGGTGGCTGAACAGTAAAGACTTTTAGGCTCAAAAATTAGACCTTATACTGATCAATACTTGACAGCCACCTTACTCAAAACTAACTCAATATTTATGTGTAAAGCTGTAGATGTCCAAAAAGATATAAACTTTGTAACTATAGATGGCGATCATTGGTCGGTTACAATAAAGGATAATAAGATTAGATCAAGTATCGGCTTTATTACTCCGGCTGATAAGAAAAAAGCATTTAAAATTTATAATTCTATAATTAAGAAATCATGAATAATTTAATACCAACCAATAATGATTCTGTTAATCAACTTATAGCTGATAAAAGACAAATAGCCGATCTTATGAGTAGGGTATTAAAAAAGGATGAGCATTATGGCATTATACCTGGTACTAATAAACCTGCTCTATATAAATCCGGAGCAGAAATTATCGCCCGCACTTTTGGGATTCATGCGAAAATGGAAATAAATAAAACAGATTTAGGAGATGAAAATAGAGAATATGAGGTAATATGTCGTATGTATAAAAACTCTGATAATCAACCAATAGGAGAAGGTGTAGGGATGTGTTCTACAATGGAAAAGAAATATAGGTGGAGGACAGTCAAGAAATTTAATAAAGAAGAAGGTAAACAAGTAGAAGAACAAATAGAAAATCCTAATATGGCTGATCTGTATAATACAATTCTTAAAATGGCTAAAAAACGTGCTTTCGTTGATGCTATTATAAGCTCTTGTGCAGCTTCTGATTTTGTAACTCAAGATCTAGAGGATTATATAGATATAGAAGAACCGGAAGAATGGGAAGCGGAAATTGAAATGTTAGATGATTTAAATCAATTAAAAAAATATTGGAATGATAATAAAGGTAAAGGTGCTAAATTTGATAAAGCAATAATGGATCGTAAAGCTATTTTAGAAACTAATTTAAAGCAAGATGAAAATACATCAAATACCACAAAATAGTCCGGAGTGGCTAGAATTAAGAAAGGGTAAATTAACAGCCTCTAAAGCTCAAGCTATTGCCACAGCAGGTAAAGGACTGGAAACTTTATGTTATGAGATTATAGCAGCAAAGTATAGCTCAGCAGAGTATATAAATTATACTAACGATGATATAGAGCGTGGTCATTTATTAGAGGAGCAAGCTAGGGAAATGTACGAGTTAGAAACAGGCAATAAGATTGAACTTATAGGTTTTATAGAAGCAGACGAGCAATCAGGAGCTAGTCCTGATGGTTTGATAGGTGAAGATGGACTAATAGAAATCAAATGCCCAAATGATAAAAATTATTTAAAAAATGTTATATTAGGAGAAAATGGTATAGATAGTGGATATATTTGGCAAATGCAAATGCAAATGTACATAACAAATAGAAAATATTGTATTTTTTTAAGTTACAATCCAAACTTTACTTTAAGTTTGTTTTACGTTAAAATTAAAAGGGATGAAGATAAAATAAAAAAAATAAAAATAGGTATAGAACAAGGTAAAAAAATATTAACATCTTTAGAAAATGAGTGGAATGCTAGGGAAAAAACATTCGGAAAAGGCGAAAGCAAAAATGAGAAAGGCTAAACTTGGTGTTTTTGATGGCAAAAAAAATCCATTTTACGGGAAAAAACATTCGGAAAAAACAAGAAAAAAAATGCGACAAGCTAAATTGAATAATCCTACAAGATATTGGTTAGGCAAAAAAAGAGATAAAAATACTATAGATAAAATTATAAAAGCCAATACATTACCAGATGAAGAATTAAAATATAGTTCGATACATACAAAGATTACTAAAAACTATGGTACTCCAAAATATTGTGAGATTTGTAAAAGCACTAATAAAAAAATATATGATTGGTCAAATAAAGATCATAAATATAGTTTAAAAAGAAAAGATTGGCAAAGACTATGTAGATCATGTCATATAAAATACGATATAAAATATAACAATTTAGGTAAAAAATATTTAAAACTTATTTCTTAATTTTATTTGAATATGCAATATAAAAAAACTAATGCTGTCAATATGATAGCTGATGGTGAACATGAGGGTGTAATAACTCGTGTATCTATTTATAACAACCCATCCGGAGCTGATAAGCTAATAGTAGAAATCAGTTTGGAAGATGGTACTTTATTTGGTCATTTCTTTACACCTGGATTTGATTCATTTGATGATCTAATTAGGGTTGTAGGTGATACACCTAAGCAAAAAGGGGAATTTGATGAACAAAAATTAGTTAATAAAATGGTAACATTTGAAACTAAAATTTCAGAAGCTAAAAATGGTAATGAATATTGTAATGTTGTTTGGATTAAAGAATTGGTAAAAAAAAATTAGTAATCCAATCTAAAATTGTTAAAGGCAGTACAGGTAATGAATATAAAATAACTTATGTTAATGGTATTCCAAATTGCTCATGTCCTGCCTTTAAATACAAAGGTAAGTGTAAACACTTATCCCCTCACGATTTATCTAAGCTACGGAGAGAAGCCAGTAAAGCTGGCAACGCTATTACCCCGATGCTCTCTAATAACCCTCAATATGCTAGTGTAGAAGAAAAGGTTGAAAGCGATCCTGCATTAAAGGCATTTATGGAAGTATTTAATGATTAAATAATATGAAATTAGCAGAAAAATTTGATATAACTAAATCCTCTAAAATGGTACTTACAGAAAAACCACCTAAAAATGCTATTATACAAATAGGAAATGAAACCTATCGTGTTTATTATCGCAGAGGTAATATTGCTTATGTTCAACTTATAAAAGTATTTAATGATTAAATATGTCAAAACACGAAGAAACTAAAGAGCAGTCTAAGTTTGTTAATTGGTGTAAAGAGCAAGGAGTTGAAGCATATGCTACAGCTCAAGCAACTTATACTTCTAGCTGGTCTGCTATTAATCAAAATAAAGCTCTTGGTGTTAGAAGAGGCGTATCTGATTTAATTGTTTTTATACCGGCTACAAGATCAACTACTAATAAAACCCACTTATTTTTTATAGAAATGAAGAAAGTAAAAGGAGGATATGCATCTAAAGAGCAGATATATTTTTTATCTCTAGTGGATCAGATACAAGGCGATATTCATGGCAAAGTATGCAGAGGTTTTGAGGAGGCTAAACAATTTATACAGCCATTATTAAAAGATAAACCTATTATCGAACCTACGGAAGAATTTATTAACAATTTATAAATATGATCGACCTAAAAAAAACATTAGAAGAGGCAAAGATAAGACAAACTTTCATAGCTGATTATTTTTCTACTTTATCAGGTAGAAAAGTACATAAGCAACAGATCAATAAAATGGTCAAAACTAATAAGCTAAGTAAAGGGTGGGAACTGGCTTTCAAAGAATATTTTAATAGACTGAATATTAAAATATATTATAAATAGTAAAAAAGGTATTTACTTTATACTTAAAATTTGATATAATTAATTATGATAACAAAAAAACAACTTATTGATCTTCTCGAAAAAATATCTTCTAATAGAACATTGAATATAGATGAAATGGCTATGTCAATAGAGCCTTTCTATAAATTATTAGATTATTCTGATGCTGAAACACATGTTAAAGCAATAGTTAAAAATTTATATACTTAAACCAAGCCCTGACAACGGCTCAAAACAAAAATACAACATAACCAAAAACAAAAATGCTCCAAAATTTTATATTAGCCTTAGCAATATTTTACTTAATAGGCACATCAATACTAACTGTTAAAACAATATATAAATTATTATCACTTAATAACAAAAACAATGAAAACAAAAATAAACAAAATAATACTGATCTTTTACCTGTCGCTAGCAATATTCGTATTATCTCAATGCGAAACAAAAATGGATTTACAACCAAAAGAATTACCTCATGAAAATATGTTTTTATTAGAAGCCAATGCCGATTATTGCGATAATGCTCCGGAATGTTATATACTTGATGAAAATGGTAATCAATTATTCTGGACAAAGATTTTAAATACAATAAGCAAGTATAAAGATAAAGAATGGATTATTAACAAAGTCGATCTTACATATTACGCACCGGATCAGGAGCAGATCATTGATTATTTATATCGTCTTAATCCTGATCCTGATATGTTATATACCTTTAGAGCTGAAAGTGGTAATTTCAGCCCTCAACGTGTTGGTGTAACAGATGATCGTGGTATGTGTCAGTTATCGCCTATATATCATTCTGCATTTATTAATAGTCCTGATTTCAATGATTGGCATAAACAGGCAGAATATTGTGTAAATGTTTATAAAAAAAGACCGACTGCATTTTATGGATATTATAAACGTCATGCACAAAAAAAATTCTTTAAATTTTATTAATATGAACAGTTTAAAATATTTATTACCATCTTATATCAGACAAGGAAAAGAATTATCACCTCCATCATATTCATTAGTATATGCAGGTAAATTCTGTAAATGTAATTCACCTCTTTATAAACGTGCTGATGGTAAAATAATATGTAAACGATGTAGTGATCCACAACCAATTAACAAAATGCTTAATGAGAAACCCCTTACCGAAACTAATAGACCACAGGCTTAAAGAAATCAAAGAAACTCTCCCTGTTGATACTTTTATAGAATTAAATAAACTATCCCTCATTATGAGGATAGAAGATGACCCTGAGCATATTACTGATTTGTGCAGGAAATACAGAGAGATACTTAATAATCATTTTAACCAATAAGAAGAATGAAATATCTACAATATATCAAAGAGTTTCAAGAAGATAATAAAGCAGGAAAATACTTTGTTGAAAATCAGCTAAAGAAACACCTTGAAACTAATCCTGAAAATCAAACAGAGATTGAACATATACTTGATTATCTATATTCAACCAGGAAGAAGTTTAAGGTAGGATATAAAACAATTAAAGAAAAAGCTGATAAGTGGTCTAAAAAATTACAAGAGACTTCAAGTAAGGATAATGAAGTTGAGGGTACAGATTATGAAGTTGTAAAGAAATGGAAAGATTTTAGGTTTGTAAAACTTATAAGTAAACAGGCTTATGAATTAGAGGGTAAAAGAATGAGCCATTGTGTTAGTAGTTATTATGGCAAAGATGATGAGATATATTCCTTAAGGGATAAGAATAATAAACCTCATTGTACCATTTCAAAGCAAAGTGAACAGATTAAGGGTAAAGGTAATGGTGCTATCCACCCTACTTATATTAAGTATGTAGTTGAATTTTTAGAACATCTAAAGGTTGATGTTAGAGATAGTGAAATGAAAAACTTAGGATATATTAATATAGAAACATTGTTGCCCGATATTAAGAATAAGAAAGACTTATTTAGAGGTAAATATTGGAATAAGGAACATGTTAAACTAATTGGAAAAAGCGGAAAGGAATATTTATCATTAGACCTATTAGATTATATTGATTTAATTAGCGAAACTAATACAGGACTTAAAATTAATTTTGAATTACCACATTTTATTAAATGCTCTATTGATTTTTTACTTAGCAACTCAAAAAAATTATTATCAAAGAATGCAAGTAGTGGGGATTACTCAACGAATGCAAGTAGCGGGAATTACTCAACGAATGCAAGTAGTGGGTATTCATCAAAGAATGAAATGACAGGTAAAAATTCTATTTCAGTAGATGCAGGACATAATGGTAAAGCAAAAGGGAAAATAGGTTGTTGGTTTTGTCTAAGTGAATGGAAAAATGGTAAACCATATCATGTAGAAGCTTTCTATATTGATGGTAAAAAAATAAAGGAGGACACATGGTATATGCTTAAAAATAAGAAATTAACCCCTAACCAATAAGAAAGATGAAGGAGCTTACCAAAGAACAAGCCCTAAATGAAGCACAATACTGTAATGACTTACCAATAGCCCGTCAATGTTGTATCTGCAAAGAAGCTATGGATAAACCTTCTTCAGTCATAATGGATATAAGGAATAAGATAGAACATTTAGTGAGTCACACTTTTTGCCCCTCATGTGATGAAGAATATTATAAGAAAAATAATCTATGAAACACCTCTCTCTATTCACAGGCTACGGAGGATTTGATATAGCGTGTCAAAGACAAGGAATAGAAAGTATCGGTTTTTCTGAAATAGAAAAATCAGCGTGTGCCTTGCTTAGATACAGATTTCCACAAGTACCTAATTTGGGAGATATACAAAAAATAATCATTGACAGTAATGACAATGTTTGGTATCCTTCAATCAATGGGGCAACCACGATTAAAGAAATATGCAGGGATAGCGGATTTATACAATCAGGGATTGTCGATAGCCGATATAGCGAATATGTACGGAGTAACAAGGCAAGCAATGCACGCAAATCTGAAAGTGAGGGGTGTGAAATTCAGAAGCAACAAGAAGTATGGACAGGAAAATCACTTTTACAGGGGGGAAACAAGAGCAAGCGACAAAAGTCAGAATTTATTGGAGAAAGCAATAGAGAAGGGGGTTGTGAAACGGAAAACTCATTGCGAGATATGCAAGGACACGGGAGAGTTCAAAGACGGAAGAACGAAAATACAGGCTCACCACTCGGATTACAACCAACCACTCAAAGTGATGTGGCTATGTCAAAAATGCCACCACAAATGGCACAAGGAAAACAAAGCAATACCATTAACTCTATAAAAGAAACTCGCCAGAATGACGATATTCGTTATTCAAAGTTAGAAGACTTCGAACTTCTGACTGGCGGGTTTCCGTAACTGGACAAGAGTT